AGTTCGTGAACCAAGGATTAAATGTCGCTCGAAACGAAAGTTAATTATCTCTTATCTCTGGTGAATCGCCTCAATCAACATGAAAAATGGATGCAACAATTTGGATTTACGCAGCAAAACATACAAGAACAAACAGAAAATTTCTCAAAATTTATTAAGTACGAGAAGCTGAAACAGATAATAGATAGAAAATCACGCATCAATAATGCTAGGAAAACAGTTACTACAACTTATAATCTAAATATCTTTGACGAATTGTTAGACGACAATGTCGGATTTGTAAACAATGGAATTTCTAATTTGATCTCGTGTTACGGAATTATCAACAATGTGACAAACTTAGATGGAATAACGTTAAATTTTGAACTCAATGAAGTTAGGTATTGTATTTTTAAAATTTGTTATGCTAATATTCTTTATAAAGTTAATAAAGCGGAAACAGGTAAGGAGACGTTAGCGTTCAGGTATGATCGTGAAAATTCTGAGATGGTATTTACTTATAGTGTCAATGAAGATAGTTCTCTTACTGAAAAAGTTAAAGTAACACATTTTATTGAAGATGATGGTGAAACAATGGAATATCCACTTAATCAATTTGGCATTGTAATGCACACTAATGACAGTAGCAGATTATGCTTTAAAATTTATTACGTAAATATTAGAAAAGACAAAACAGTTATGGAACGCGTACAATACATAAGCAAACGTGGTATATATTTTTCAAATTTAATTTGTTTTGAACCTAATACTTTTCTTTTCCCAAGTGGTGAAATAAAGAGGTTAATCAAAAGTTTACAGGTAGTATTTTTAAATCTTGCTTTTACATCTTTTAGAAGGTTTCATCATGAGAAAACAACAAGTATGGTTAAGCAGTTATCTTTATTCGATGTAGATAATGCTAATTTCGTATCAGCTTATAGTAGATTAGGTTTATCAGCGATGTTAAATGCATCCGCTATAGCTGATAGTACTATAACCAAACAAACTAGAGTATATCAGATTAACTCCAAACATGAATATACCTCAGCTTATCCTCATACTGAAAAATTAGACGGTCTTAGTATTATACCGAAAATTAAATCATTCAAACAAGATATGCCAGTATTAATTAGTTATGTACTTAAAGAAATTAACATAGGACCTAATGAGTACTACCAAGGATGGACTTCATCTGATGCTACCGTTAGCGTAAATGTAAATGGATATGGGGACACACCTATTACAAGATTTAACATTCTTGGCAGTGAAGGAAGACGTACATTCCCAATACGAATAACGTCTGGTGCAGTGAACAAAATGACATATGGCGAGTTACGTTTAGTTGGAATTCCAAAGAAAGTTGTATGGACGGAAAAACTAGTATGTGGTCCAGGAAACTCAGATGGTCTGTTTTGTATGGGTAGATCTTATGCAGAAGGATTCAAAGAACCAATGACTCATACTTACTTATCCGGAATTTGCAACGTATTAAAAACTGACAGTAATAACAAAATCAAGGAAGAGAAAAATGACATGAGTGATTTTGGTATTTATGGGAAATTAACCTCAGATATTATGGGAGAATTACGAATTTACTGCAGTGACATAGCATTAGCCCAGAAACCTGGTGGTACCGTTACATTCTCTATTCAAGTTAATGGAACATCTTTTACATATACTAAACCTTTGGCGTTAGTTGAGGATACAATAGAAGACATCACAAAAGTTTATTATTCTACTGAACAATTTCCATTAATTGCTGATCGACAATATGACATATACTATAAATTGGGAGAACAGAAAAAACTGAGTGTTAAATATCATGCAAAAGGACTTAATCAAGACTGGATAGCATTCAAAACTAAAAACAATAGTAACTATCCTGATAGTGATTCAAGTATACCTAGATTTTTGATTGATAATAAAGGTGGGATGGTAAAGAAGACTAATAATTTACTTAAAGAATATTGGGACATGAAGAAAAATATAACATCAGTTGGTGAATCGGGTGGATGTTTAACGTTCCGCGATACCACAAATTTTGGAATCAATTATGACTTAACTGAAGTCGATAATAATAATATTTTTGCTGAATCAGGACCACAAATGGTCTCTGAGACTTGGAGTAAAACTGTTCGTCAGGAACTTTTGTGGGATAAACCATATCCTAATCCTTGTTCTAAATGGTTTGATCACGATGTAAATATGTCAAAATTACATATTAAACGATTATACCCAACATTACCAATCACAGTCAGTAACACTTTTAACATTTTAAGTAGTGTCACAGATAAGTTTGTATTAAATACTCTTGTTACATCTCCGATTGTTGAGTTAGTATTACCTGAAGGATTTAGTAATAATATCAATACAGTTTCTTTAATGAACACTTCTGGCAACTTATCGCATTTTATGATTGAATCTATTATGTATATGAATGAGTGGTTGAGTCAAGTAACGACTAGAGTTTCAGTTGTAGAGAAAGCTTTAAATGGTTTAATCTTAACGTTACAGAAACAGCATGAGAAAGAACACAATCCGCTACCATTATTATCGAGGCTTTGTGTCACTTTAGGTGAATGGTTATCAACAGGGTCACCTTTATTGGGATTCACAGTTTTATTGACAGGGATAGGTTTAGACATGTTAAATAATATATTATATGATGATTATGAAGGGGCTGCCAATGATTTCGCAACAATAGTTATGATGGTCATGTTTCAAAAACGAAAATTGAGTAAAGAATTGATTAATAAAATAAGTGGTTCTAATTTGACGTTAGCTAGACCGGTTGAATATATAAGAAAAGCAATTAAAAGAGTTGGTTTTAGACGACATAATAACCAATTTGAGTATATAGAATTAGATAACATGAGTACTCATAGTAGTGCTGGAAGTGTTGCTGGACTGCGTGAACGTATGTGGGCATTATCACGTGCTCATAATCCTGAAGCCTTTGATAATGCTTTTAACGCTGGGTTGCATATTGAATTGTCATCTCGTCCCATTAGTGCTGAAGTCGAGTCCGTATCAAGAGTGAAACGTTGCGCTGGTATTGATTATAAATGTATGCTAAATGATGCTACCAAAGCTTTAAACGAAACCCATACGATAGTCTTAACCTTCTTTTATTATCTAGAATTGTATGTTGGTGATAAAGTATTTGTGTATGAGTTTCAATATCAATATACCATTGATGCTTCAATTATGGGTAAGGAAAAACGCCAATTCTCATTTCTAAAAGTTATGAGCGTATCAGATGATAGTAATGGACAATGGGCTGAGGTTAGTATGGATGCGTTTGTTGACATGTACTCTAAATTATTAGATATAAATGCGCATGGCGTAGCTGAATCAGTTCATTTTGCATATATGTTAATAAGCTTGAACAATTATTATGCTTCTCTTGTCCCGCGTGAAAATGGAATAATTAGAATGATTTCATCAGGTGTCTCACATAAGAACTTCTCTTATAATAAATATACAAATGGGGCTCGTAAAATATCGCCGCTCTTAGCAGCTGATGCCGTCAGGAGATTTCCGAAACTTAAAACTGAAGGAACCGCAGTAGAAGTAGCTTCTCGTGTTTTGCATTTAAGTAAAAGTTATGTTCCTGATGATTGGATGGATCCTTACGGATAAGTTAAGTCATTCTCACCTAACATCATATATTTAATGATTATGAGGGTACGCATATAGAGATGAAAGATATAGACTTTATGGGAGGTCGTTTTTTCAGGTTCCACAGTTGTC